CTGTAGACACAGATAGAACTGTTTGCCAAACATTAGAAAGTGTTATTCCAAGACCCACATTTTTTTGTAATGGTGGGGACCAAAACAACAATAGTATTCCGGAGGCAGATATATGTAACAAACTTGGTATACAGTTGCTAGATGGTTTTGGAGAGAAAATTCAATCTAGCTCCTGGTTAGTTAAAGGCCACAAATAAACACATCACTTTATGCTCTATTATAGTCGTCTTCATATCGAATAATATCGTCTTCGCCTAAATAATCACCTAGTTGAGTTTCAATAAATATAATATTTGAATCACCTATATTTTCAATTCGGTGTAATGTTTGTTTAGGTATGTATATATGTTGGTTTTCACACAGTTCTAAAAAATCGCCTCCCAATTGTACCTTGGCGTTTCCTCTTATGATTACCCAATGTTCACTACGTTTGTTATGACTTTGTAAAGAGAGACGACTTTTAGGATATACACAAATCATTTTCACTTTGTATCCATTGTAGTCATTACCATGTATAGTACTGTACCATCCCCAAGGTCGATGAAATTTCTCCGTTGTAAGACAGTCTATATCCTGAAGATTTGACATCAATATAAAATAATTCATCTTTTTTTTTCGCATTTTTAACGTTAATTTTATAATTATTTGTCAATTGTCGTGACATTCGTAATCTGCCTTATAATTTTATCTTCTTTCTCGATATCATTATCACCTGAACCTCCCATTGACTCAATGATAATCTTACTATACTGGTCGGAATATTTAGATGTCGACTTTATGCAATCCGGATGTGCCTCTCTAAATTTTAGTAATAATATTTGGTTCTTAGTTGCAACTCTTCTAATTGCTTTTCGCAATTTATTCTTTTGGTCATCCTCTTTTTCCCATTTATTCTCATCCTTTATATAAATTATTTCTCTCTTTTTATCCGTACAATGAATGGGTCGTTGTGTCACATCTAAAGCCTTAAGGTTTGTTGTAATGATATTTGATATACCTTGAACATATCCTATTTTACCAACATTCTCCAAATCAGATAGCTGCAATTTTATTGAATCCACAAATTCCATTATATTCATTGCGTCTTTGCAAGTCTCGTTTAAAAACACTTGTAAATTAAAGGTTTTATTGTGGGAATTTGTTGTTGTGTTATGTGTACCATTCTTACATAATTCTAAAATTGACTCTTGTAAACCATTTTGCCCTTTCACTAGTTCCGTTATTAGTTTTATTAGTTCAGGTGCTACATCGTGATTATCATTTTTTTTATCTAGTACTACATTTTCTAGATGCGAAACACCATCATTACACAATTTCTTGTGTCTCCATAATGTAGTGCGACTTCCAAATACTAAACCGCACAAACAATGGAACTTTTTGGAACTAAATTGTTTCGTTTTTGTTTCAAATGTTTCATTTTCCAGTTTTTTATGTTTATCGGTTGACATATGACGTTTAAATTGACTTTTTCGCGATGTACAATAGTCACACTTTTCACAAAGATATTTTTCAGAACTTTTCAGAACTTTTTTTGTTTCATTTTGTTCCATATTGTTTCATTAGAAAATATTTCTAAACTTTTTCGCAAAATAATAAAAAAAATTATCGTAACAAATTGAAAAAACTTTTTTCTACACGGAGACGCTAATTTTTAATTATGGTCACAAATCGTTTTTTTCCATAAAATATCTCAGAAAGTCAAAAATGGACAAAAATAAATGTCCAAAATCGACTTTTCAAAAAAACTTTCCCAACGTTTTTTTTCAATTTTCTCTTCACGTGTAGGGAAGGTTTTTTCACTATAATTCGCGTTTTTATTTACAAAAATGTAGAGAAAATCGCTCAATAATTAGACATTATTGCGTCAACAATCTTACCACCACCTAGCGCCGACGGTTCTATGCCAAACGTAAAATCGTCTTGGCGTGTTAAAATTTTACTAATTTTTAAAACACTCGTAATGTTATTTTTTGGTTCTTCTGCATAAGTATACAGTTTCTTATTCCATTCAAGTAAAATCGAATGATATTGTTTATAAGTCATATTTTCGGGATAATAAATGTCTACTAAAACAATATTTGCATTTGGTAGGCTAATTCGAATATTCTTAATTACATCCTTATATGATGCAAACATAGTACCTAAAATACTCGTGTCACTATTATCGTTTTCTTTATCCACATAATGAGTTAGTATATCATTTCCTCCGGCAGAGAGAAAAATAGTGGTACCGTTATTGTTTAATTCACTTGGTATTTTTCTTATTTGTTCATAAATATCGACGATTTTTGCATTATCCATAGCTAAACAAAGGGTTTTTCCATTTGTTCTCTCTTTAAGTAATTCGTCAACACTTTTGCCATTCGCTACATAAGCATTGTTCTTAAAAATACTATCGCCTAACAAAATAAAATTCTGTTTGTTAGAATTAAATCCTTCTTGTTGAGAGAAAAGAGTATTGATAAAGGAAACACCGACAATAAAGCATAGAAGAAAAAATATATATAAATAAAAATATTTCATATATATTTACAATATTTTATGTTGTTTATGTTATTTTATATGCAACAGAGTTTGAATATTTCGGTATTCCAGGATAACTCTGATTTACCGACGGCGAAAAATTACTGTTGTATACATTAACAACAACAACGTTGTGTGTTCCTTTGGTAGCATTCAATGGAACCACAAAAGAAATATTAAATGAACTATAAAATGTTATGGGGATATTTTTAAAATTGCCAAAATTTATATATGTAACACCATTACACGTTGGTATAAAATTCGACCCATTTATATACACGAGCGAATATACTCCCGCTACACTCGTAGTTACAGAAAGGCTATTTATTACTGGTGTAAAACTAGGTAAAAATCCTTTATATTTTAATCCTCTTAAAACAGTTGTGTTTGGTTGTGTTCCATTCGAATTTTGAGAATTAATGTCTCGTGTACAAGCCATTTATATATTTCAATATTTTTACAAATAAAATTGATACATAAATTCGTTTTATAATGTAAAATAAATGAAATTTATAGAATTATCTCTGAATATTTTAGATGCCGTTACCAACAAATAAAACTATACCATTATCAACTACAAACAATCAGGATAAAGATACCATTATTCTTAATCAAAATGATAGTGTGGAAGAACTAACCGAAATAATGAAGGAAATTTGCGCGACAGTTGGCGAACAAATTTACAAGTTCAAATTAGACTTTAAAAAAACCGAAGAATTGCTAGAGAAAAACTATCATAAAAATGAAAACAACAATGCTTATCATATGAATAAAAATTTTGCAGATATAGAATTATTAGAGGAGAACTTAGACACTTTATTTCATAAATTCAAAAAAATTAAAAAAGAAATCTCAAGTGCACGACTTGCAAGCCATTATATTGAAAATAGAAAGAAAGAATAACTCGTTACACTACAAATTTAGTAAATATAAATAAAAATACATAAATAAATGTATATTACTAATATAAATGCTAATAAACCTTTTTTTATTTTTATCACTATTTGCTTGCGCGAATTCATTAGATTATACGCAATTAACTACAGGCGTATGGCTAAGTGGTGCGGCTTATTGCAATAAAGAAAACTACAGCTCAATGCAAGTAGGCGGCCCAGCAACAGGGTTCGTTTATAAAACTACCTTATATGATGCCAAAACCGATTTACAAGGTTTTATAGGTATATTACCCTCTACCAAATCAATATATGTAGTTATAAGAGGCTCATCCTCAAAAATGAATTGGTTAGATGATTTCGAAGTAAGAAAAGTTGATTATACCACTTATCCCGAATGTGATTGTAAGGTGCATAATGGGTTTTATCGTTCTGCATTGGGTGTAAGTAATCAAACTGTATACGATGTGAAAAATTTGCTAAAAACATATCCAACATATTCGGTAGTAGTCACCGGACATTCATATGGCGCCTCTTGCGGACAATTATTGGCTATGGAATTAGAGAGAAATGGAATAAAAACCAAATTATATGATTATGGGCAACCGCGTGTAGGCGATACTAAATATGCGACCTTTGTCAATTCAATAATAAGCGAATATTTTAGAACAACTCATAACAAAGATACTGTACCCCACGTGCCGCCAATAGATGGTTTTGGATACTACCATAGTTGTAGAGAGATTTTCGAAGACGCTGACGGAAATTTGACTGAATGTAGTGAAACGGACTGTGAAGACCCCAACTGCGCCGACCAATATAGTTTAATCAAAAGTAGCACCGACGACCATTTATACTATTTAGGACACCGTGTATCGTGCGAAGAAAGTACTGTATAACAATTATTTAGGTCGCGTAATATTGTGGTAAATTTTTCTCTTTTTATTTAGTAACAAATAATGACAGATACTGATACGCAAATAAATGAGCGAGTTATTGCAAATATACAGGCATCTAAAACATTAGATAACGGATTTTTACAAAAATACGACGTAAAATTATACGGTTCAGACGTCGACAATTATAATATAATAAACGATTTTTTACAAGAAAATCAAAGTGAAGAAGCATTTTATATCATTGATTTGGGTGAAATAGTAAACGCCTATAATAATTGGATACGATTGTTGCCGGATGTTAAATTATATTATGCCGTAAAATGCAATCCGAACCCAGTTATATTAGAGGCATTATCATCATTATGTGTAAATTTTGATTGTGCTTCACAATCCGAAATTAGAAATGTGATAGACATCACTAACGACCCATCTAGAATTATTTTTGCAAATCCAATCAAGCTAATTAGTCAAATTAAATATGCCCGTATTAATGACGTAGATTTAATGACATTTGATAGCGAGGAAGAATTATACAAAATAAAGCTGTACCACCCTTATGCAAAATTAGTATTACGTTTAGCAGTAGACGATAGTAGTAGTGTTTGTCGTTTTTCTAAAAAATTTGGTTGTAAAATAAGTCAAGTAGAAGAGTTATTAACCATTGCCAAGACCTTAAAATTACACATTATTGGTTTTAGTTTTCACGTAGGAAGTGGGTGTTTATCTGCGGATAGTTTTTATAAAGCATTAAGCGATTGCAGAAAAGCAACAGATATAGCAATTCAATTGGGCATTGATATAACAATGATAGATATTGGTGGCGGTTTTAGTAACATTAATAATATACGCTTTGAGGATGCAGCAAAGCGTGTAAATGATGGTATTCAAGAATTCTTCGGAAAAGAGTTAGAAGACAAAAAAATAGAGTTTATTAGTGAAATAGGGCGTTATTTTGTTGAGAAATCATATACGTTAGTACTAAACGTAATTGGCAAAAAGAATGTATATGATGATAATACTGGAGAGAAAATAATCGTTTATTATCTAAATGAAAGCACCTATGGAAGTTTTAATTGT